TCTTTCTCGCATAGAAAAACCCGGGACACATCCGCCCGGGTTTCTCTCAAGGTACTATTTAGAAGAGCTATGCCTAACTTCTTCCACTATCATAATAACACGTTTATAGTCTCATGGTGTCTCATATTGGCGTCGCGGGTGAAGATTTGCACTTCACATAGTCACCATCAGCATCGGGAGCAGTGACCGCGTACATGTAGTAACGAGGGACCAGAAAGTGAGAAACAGAACCCCGCCCGATTTCACGCGTCTACCTATTCCGCCACCGCGACACATTGTTACGACGTCTCGGATATTAACTCCAGGCCGCGCTCCTTCCAACGGTAGAACGTAGCACGCGAGATCGAGAGCGTCCTCTCTACCTCCGCCGGCGTCTCGCCTTTGATGTACAGGAGCATGAGCACGGTCGCCGCGTCATTGTCCTCGACCTTCCGGATCTTATCGTTCAGTTCGCGCAGTTTCTCCGCCGCCTTGTCCTCCGCATCGTAGAACTCGTTCAGCTTGTCCGCATACTTCGCGACGTTCTCGCCGAGCCTATCGTGCGCTCCGGAAGACTGGACTCTCTCGTCCGTTACGTTCGCGATCGGGCCGACCGCCTGCGCCAATAACTCGCTGACCTCCTGGTTGATCGTCTCGATCTCCCGGACCACTCGCCGGTACTCGCTCAGTTCTTTTTCTATCTCTTTCTCGCCCATTCATTCGCCCCTGTCTGTAAACAAGTTTGTTTACCTGTGCCCGCGCTTCCGCCATTTGTGCTGCCGGTTCTTTGCCGCCGCCAGCCTTTCCGCGTGGAAACTGTTTATGTCCGCGGTCTGCTTCCGCTCCTTCCAGTTCTCCTCCCGGAACTCTTCCCGCGCCGCCTCGTATTCCTTGTACCGCTTGCACGTTGCGTGGCACTCTGCCGTTCTCTCCTTGCACCACCGGCACGGTGCCTGCGGTCCCATCATATCTCGTACACCTCGACCTCTACTCTCGGATGTACCGAGTAGAACTTCGACAAGGTTTCCTCTACGACCTGCTTATCATCGTCGAACGCGATACCGTTCAGCGCGTCCAGGATGATCTTGTCGATGTTGTCGATGTCCGGCTTCTTCGTCGGTCTCCGTACTCCGTCTTCCATCATCTGCCGGGCCGCCTTCGATACTCCCTTCGGGATCTTGAAGTATGCCTTGATCCGGACGCCGACCGCGCCGTGATATGTCTTCTTTACCTTCGCCCGGTAAACGAGCGCCGCCTCTTCTTCGTAGTCTCTCGTGGTCTGCGGCGTGACCGCGTGACCGTTATAGAACCGTGGTCTCCCTTTGCCTTTCGGTTCGCCTTCAATCGTTACTTTCATTGTCTGCCCCTTTCCGCAACGGAGCACCCTTGCCCGCCCTCGTTGGTGCTCGGCCGCACTCTATATGCGACTACCCTCGGCCGCGTCCGGCCTACGTTTTGGCACGCGGTATGACCCGCCGCGTGATCGGTGTTCTCAAAGTTGATGCAACAAAGGAGGTTTACATCATGCGCCCTTCCGGGCGTGGGACGCGGTTTGCCCGCCGCGTGATCGGGGTTGATAATCGTCGCAAGGACGTGGGACGCGGATAACCCGCCGCGTCATCGGGCACGAAAGGATATTATGCAAAACGCTTACGCGTTGTTGCCGTCCATCTTCGCTCCGCACATCGGACAGAACGGTGAAGTGCTGCCGTCGTCGAAGTCGAACTGTCCGCCGCACGCCGTACACTTGAAGATCGTGCTCGGCACCGGCTCCCACGCTCCGGACTTCTTCGCCGGCGCTTCCGCCCTGTTCATTCCACGAATGACCGCCTCGACCATCTTCTTGGACATCTTCCGTCCGTCAATTTTGTCGAGGTTCTGCATCAGCTCATTCTCGTCAATCATCTTTCTCACCATCCTCTTCCAGCAGCTCCTTGATCGGGATCGCGTCCATTTCCAGATAGTGTACTTTTTTCTCGACCTGCTCGATCTCTTCTTCCGTCTGATTGATCTTCTTGATCAGATAGACCCCGGCGACAACCGCCGCCGCCGCGACGATCCAGTTTAAGACCGCCGTAACAAATAGCATCTGCGTCATTTCTTCTCCTCCTTCAACATCAGCTCTACGCTCCGGATCGCGTCCTCCTTCTTCCGGTAATACTCTCCCGGTATGTACGAGTAGTCGTTTCCTTCAAAGGTCTGCCGCTTGAATACCGCATAGCCCTGATCCTCGAACGACCGCGCGACCTTCCTCACCTGGTAACGGCCATCTATGAACAGAGTGCCGTTACTGTCCTGTACGTAGTTCATTTTCCTTCCACCTTCCCTAAGTATTTGATCAGTCCGATATCGACGGTCTCCCAAGCGTCCTCGTACGCCGAAAGGAACTGATGCTCCGCTTCCATCACGCTGGAAGCCTCGAGCGTCTTCTCCTTCAGCTTGCCTTCCTCTTCGGCCTTAACGTAGTTCATGCCTTCCGCATAGATGATCTTGTACCGTCTCATATCTTCTCCTTCCAAAACTCCCGGAGCGCCCCGCCTGTCCTTATAAGCGTGGTTGATTGAGAAGTCATCGTCTTTATTCTTGATAAGCGTTAATTAATCAATGTGCACTTTTTGACGAGACGCTTCCGGTTATTCCGACGCGCGGTTTAATTCAAAAGGGATATGTAACAGAAAATCTTTAGGGATATTTTCTATGTGGGATTAGAGCAACTTGTATGCTCCCGCGCGTCTCCCAAACTCCGATGAGAGTTTAGTCAATTTGATACCGCTTAACTTTCAGCGGTTTGATGTAGCCGTATTTCACCGCCCACTTCCAGTACTCCGGATCTGTGAGCGGGTTGTCAAAAGGGCACCTCTTCCTGGACGGCCTCGAAGCTGTCCTTCGCCGGCTGCTTCTTTTCACGGTCGCCCCATTCCAGGAACTCGACCCGGCTCGCGACCACATCCGTCGTGTACACCGTCTCGCCGTTCTTGTTCTCGTACGATCCTGTCTGCAGCCGGCCCTGTATCGCGACGAGCCTGCCCTTCTTCAGATACTTCTCGCAGTTCTCCGCCTGCGTGCCGAACACGACCACGCGAGGAAAGTCCGCTTCCTTCTCGCCATCCTTGCGCGGCGGCCTGTCGATCGCCAGCGTGAAGTTCGCCACCGCCGTCTGACTTCCGGAAGTGTATCTGACTTCCGGATCTCGGGTAAGTCTCCCGATCAGCTCTACGTTGTTCATCGTCTTGCTCCTTCCTTCAATGCATTCACGATAGCGTCGCTCTCCTCACTCGTAAGAGGAGCGACACCGTTCCGGAAGAGATGGGTGATTGTTCCTTGCTCGGACGCATCCCCCTTCTCTCCATTCTTAATCATTCTTTCCCCTTCTTTACCATTCTTGTATGTGTCCGTCTGCGTTCCGTTTGATGTTCGTTTGATGTCCGTTTGATGTCCGTCAGTGTTCCGTTTACTGTTCCGCGCATCCTGCCACTTACTGTAATTTTCAATGGTTATAACTGTTCCGTTTGATGTGCATATTGTGTTCACCATCTGTGCCGCTTCGAGTTCCGCCAGGAAGCGCTTTACGCGTCCGCGTGATTTCCAGTGCCACCGGTCCGCCAGCTGCTGCAGTGACCTATTGACCTGCCCGCGTTTGCTCTTGATCAGTTTTCCCTTGCCGAATATATCGTGGTCTTTATGGCTCGCAAGCAGCAGGAGGTCTATCCAGGCGGAACGATAATCAAAAGGCTCTTTGCTCTTCCAGATATCGCTATCCATAATGTCTCTGTATAGTTTGATATAACCTGTCATTATTTCCCCCATTTGCTCTTCAGTTCCGCCAGCTCGTCCGGCGTCTTCGTCTCGATCCCGAGATCCTCCGCCGAGTACACGACCGCATCGATAAGACGCGACATCTGCTTTGAGTCGTACACGCTGGACCCGGAGTACGCTCTCACCCGGACGCATCCTTCCAGTTTGCTCGGGAAGATCTCCGAGAAGTACCCGACGCCGTTCGCCGCCCACCGTCTCCGGAAGTCGTTGACCGCTTTATCAAGGACCGCCATATCGTCATAGACGCCGTTTTCTTTGATGGCGTTCCGATATATGTCTTCGCGCTTTTCGTGCGTCATATCGGCGATTTGGTCTATCAGAGCCCACATATACCTGTTAGCATCCATAGACCGCTTCTCACGATGCGGCGTGATGCTGAACTCGGCGTCTTTGTCCTTCACCTTCTCCAGCATCTTCAGCATCGGCTCCCGGTCCTTCCGGAAGATCGTCAGCGTCACCTTGTCCGCGTTCAGCCCTTCTTCGTACTGGATCTCCTTCAGCCTCATAGATAGTTCCTTCCGAATATCCGCATGAACTCTTCGTGACTTGCCATACACTCGAATGCGAGCTGACCGCGTTGATGAAGTTCGCGCATCAGATCCGCGTCGAAGTGTACGCCATCTTCTCCGGTATGGTGCCGGTGGCAGAGCGGAACGATCAGTCCGTACCGCTCCGAGTTCTTCCGGTTCGCCCCTCCGAAGATGTGATGGATCTCGACGACCGGAGCGCCACAGATATAGCAGTGCTCCAGGTCGTCTGTGATGATAGACACACGTTTAGTCATACTTTGCTTTGATCTCCTTGAGTTTCGCCGCGAACTCCTTTTCTGTTTTACAGGCAGCCAGGCCGAACTCCTTGTTCAGTTCCTTCGGGTCGAGCTTCTTCTCATAGCAATACTCCACGATCTTATGATGCGAGCTATCCTTGTTCTGATTGGTGATCGCGTTCGCCAGTTCTTCCGCTGACGCGACTGACGTCTCGATCCCGATCCCGCACATACCGAGCGCCCTTCCGATCGCCGACGTCTCGCAATTCTCGATGTACGACGTCTTGTTGATGTAGGAACTCGACTCCTTCTCCTGCGCGAAGCCGGTCGCGATTATCTGACCGGTCTCGTCCGTGACCGTCGTGCGCATCGTCACGATACCGTCGCCGGACAACTCCGGCACGATCTCCGTCGTGATCGCTCCGCCTGGACAGGCGTTCCGGAAGGCCATCACCCGGTCATTGACAAGTACGTAGTCCTTCCCTTTTACGTTCACGCTTTTCGTAGTTTTCAGATACTCTGCGGCCGCGCTGACCGCTTCCTTGTTCCAGGTCATGCTTCATTCCACCTCTTTTCCAGTTTGCGTACAGTTTCTTCAGTTACCAGTTCGTACCGAGGATGCTCGCTCTGTTCGCTCTTGCCGAACCCTTTGACCAGTCTGAACGGTACTCTCTCTTTGTAGCCGGAGCCTGTCTGCAGAACGAGCTCGTCACCGGCGATACATTTCGTGACTCCGATGATCACGAGAATATCGTAGTATGGTCTCTCGTCTCCGTTCCTTCTGACGATCGCCCTTCCGACTAAATCTTCTGTAGTCACCTCAAAACACCATCCTTTCCTGTCCTTCGATCTCGATACCTTCCATTTTGTCCGCCGTCCGGAGAAGGTCGTACGCTCTGGACCTCAGATCCGCGACCGTTCTCGCGACGTCTTCCTTGCTTCCGAGCCAGTATCCTTTGCTATCGCTATTTGAGCAGATCGGGTATCCGCTTTTGCGGAGTTCCGAGGCCGCCCGTCTGATTGCACGATCGGACAAGTCCAGCCCCTTGTACACGCGTAGATACGTCCGGAGACTGTCCTTGCTTACCGGCCTATCCGGTAACGCCTGCAGTAGTCCCTGCGCCGCCTTGCTTAACCCTTCGTTCATTACATCCACCCCCTCAGCGTATTGATCACGATCGGTAATACGTCTATCGTCAGGAAGGCCGCGAGGCCAATCCAGAACCATCCGATCAGCGTTTCTTTGATTTCTCTCTTATTCATATCAGCACCCCATTATTTCTTCCCGGTCGACGTGCAGCTTTCTTCTGTAGATATCGACCTCCTGCGCCTGTACCTTCTCGAGCGTCTTATAGAACGGACACGGCTCGCGCTTGCACCGTCTTTCCAGTATCATGCACTTCCCGTCCCGGTTCCCGAAGCAGCCCGTCTCTGTACAAGTGAAATACGCATCTTCCATCTTTGCGCCCATATTCATCACTCCTCTACCAGGTCTACCTCGCCAGCCGCGAGCAACGCGTAAAAGTACCTGCATACTTCACTATCGCGGCGCGTGCGACCAATTCTCTTGAACTTGCACTTGCACCACTTCCGGCGTTTGTCGTGCGGGTCTTCGCAGTACGGGCACTGTGCGCATACATACCGGATGCCCTCTTCGTGAAAATCGTCCACAATGCTCTCACGGACATTCACCTCTTCGATGTACGTGATCGTCACAACGATCTCGCCTTTGTTGTTTCTTTCAGGCTTTGTTGATTCAACGATCTTCTTACCGTCGATCTCGTCAAGGAAATCGTTGTACGCTTTCTCGTGTTCGGGCCAGGTGTCGGCAACGATGTACTTGACTCTCATTCGTTCTTCGTTTAACATAAAAAATAGCACCTCACTTTCTGTAAGGTACCAATTATAACCCGGTTCTCTCCCGAGTTATCCGCATATACGTTTCATTATGATTTTAGGAATAGTACCTTACAAGTTCATAATATACCTCCCGTCTACCCTTGTCAACATATTTCGCTTTCTGATATACTTAAAATATCTTAAGGAGGTGCTATTCATGTTCGGTTTCAATGCGAAAGACTTTTTATTCACGATCAACAATCGCGTTCAAGATCCCGGAGACTGGGCCCTCATTCAGTCGATCCCGAAAGATACCAGGCTGAAGGTCAAAGGTCTCGACCTGTTCTATAAGCATAAGCGCGTCGGATCTCTCTACGCTCCGCTCGTAGAATACTTGAATAAGATGGTAAAGGATCTCGATATCGTTCCGTGCGTCCTGCAGACGAACCCGTTTGAGGTCGTGCTGGATGTCTACGGCAAGTTCCCGGAAGCGCCGGAAGTGCATATCGAGGAACGGAAGCACGAGTACACGTACAGGACTACGTTCGCGAAGGACTACCCTCTTCTCGTACCTGATCATGATTACGAGTGCGAACTCGCTCCGGAAGAAGACGGCGTATACGTAAGTATATCCAAGACGCCGATCGCAGTCATATCATCGAAGGATGGCAAAAGGGAGAAGACGCTCGCGCGGATGCTCGCCGGGAACGAGTGCATCACAACGGCGCACCTTACGCTTATCGCGACGCACGCGGAGCTTCTGACGACGGTCCGCTTCTGATAAGTGACTTTGAAGTGACGTTTCAAGTGAGAAACTTTGTTGATATTTCAACGAAAAGTGAGAAAAGTGACTTTTTCACTACTTATGCGAGCACAAAAACGCAAAAGAGCCCGAGGCGATATGCCCCGGGCCTTCTGCGTTGAAAGGTAGAAAATGCTTCTCCCCGTCCGATTTCATAGTTTCTTACAGTACGCCGTGCTCGCTTTCATCCAGCCGCGCACCTTGCCGTACTTGACGTATATCCAGTCGCCTTGCTTCCTGCTCGCCTTGACGACCTTACCGTAACCGATGCCGCCGACGCGTTTCGCGCTTGTCGACGGCGCCTTCCGGACGTTCATTCCTATCTTGCTGATTATCTTGTATCTTGCGTCTGTTCTGACCGCCTTATCTTGCGTTTTGACGGACTTTTTCGTGCCTTGCGTCTGATTGTTCGTCTTTGACTTATCGCCCGTGTTATCGGCTTTTTTCTGTGGATAGTTCGGACGGTAGATACCGAAGATAAACTGAACGGATCTCTCCCGCTCCATTACCTTCGACGTCGTAGGGTTCGTCCCGCCGGTATTGCCTTCCAACGTGTACGCCGTGCTCGCCGTGCCCGCTTTCCGGATAAACCCGATATGGTCGCGGCTTCCGTGCTCGCGGTTGTACCCGTTGCCGCTCCAGGTGAACACAACGATGTCTCCCGGACGCGCGTTCGTCATAGATACGTGCTCGCAATTCGCGGCGAGCCATATTTGAGCAGTCGGAACGTACGCGGTCTTCTGCCCGCCGTAGAATAGCCTGCTCGCTTTCGCGATCCGGAAGATATCCCAGACGAAAGCGCAGCACCAATGGTTCCCGAAAGACATCCCGTAGTCATAGCAAAACTTCTTTCCGATGCTCCCGAGATACTTCCGCGCGATCTCGATTATCTTCTTGCCAGTCATTAAAAATCATCCCCTTCGGAGTCGCCGAGCGGGTTTTCTTCCCCGCCGATCAGCTCGCGGTCCGCCTTCATTTCGTCCGCGATCTTCTGCGCCGTCTGCGCTTCTACCGTGATATTTTGGTTCTTCCACCAGCAATACACCGCCGAGATCCCGGCGAAGACGGACGTCAGCGTTACCGTGATCGCGTCCGTATCGAGCGGGAGCGGGTTCTTCCCTGCCGCCGTGAGTATTGCGTTCAGGAATAAAATAGCCTCAATAACGAGGTTGATGATTGCCTTCGTACTTTCTCTGTTCATACGTTGCCTCCGTTCTTATATGTAAAAAGGCGCGGGATAAGGAGGTCCAGCCCGTTGAGGTGAAGACGGTGCCGGCGAGCGACCCGCGCCCTTCTACCGCTATCATTTATCCATTTCCTTATTCTCCAGCCGCTCGATCCGCGACCGGTTCTCGTCCACCTTCGTGAACGCCGTTGCAATATCGCTCTCCAGCTTATAAGTCCTTTCCACGATTTGGTTGTGCTTTTCGACTTTTCTGTCAAGGGCGTCTATCTTGGCGTCGGCTTGCTTCTCTAAAGCGTCCAACTTTACCTTGATTATTTTGCTGTTACTGACAACACTTGTCATTGCAACAATCAAAGCGGGAATTATGCCTATCAATGCTGTGATTATTTCATGCGCCATATTCTACCTCTTTCCTATGCCAATCCGATCGCAAACCACCGGATCGTTCGCGTGTTTGTAGTTTTGCCCGAAGACATCAGTCGGATCGTCGCTCCGGTCGTTGATGTGGTCCTTACCAGCACAAAGTTCGTCCCGGTTAGTGAGCCTTGCACCTGCGCCCACACATACGGCGCCGCGCTGAAGCTGAACGAGATTGCGGAACTGTTGTCTTGATAATACGGCGCGGCAAATGTGCCGCTCCCGCTTGCGCTATTCGTGTTCATTGTGAATGAGCCCCAGCATAGTTTCCACCGTCCGAGCGTGATTTCTGTCGTTCCCGTTGCCCCCACCGAGCCGTCCAGCTTATTGGCGAGCACGTTCCCGCTCCCATCCGTAATATCGCCCTTCGCTTCAACATCACCGCTCCAATTTACAGTGAAAGCATCAGAGCGAGTAGAAGGAGTGCCGTTACCAATTATGAAAGCATATGTATCTGCTGTGTCCTCTTCGTTCCATTTGCCAAGTGCCATTTGATAGTTAGATGAAGCTTTTGTGAAATATCCCCCTGCGTGCGAGGAATCCCCTCTTACTGTAGTCTCAAATCCTTCTGCGTGGGCATACATTCCGCTTGCTGTTGTGCCATACCCCTCTGCATGAGAGAAGTCCCCACTTGCTGTAGTCTCAAACCCCTCTGCGTGTGAACCGTAACCGCTCGCTGTAGTCGAATCCCCCTCTGCATGAGAAGCGCCCCCACCTGCTGTCGCGCCATACCCCTCTGCGTGTGAACCGTAACCGCTCGCTGTGCTGACAAATCCCTCCGCGGTTGATTTATCTCCTTTTGCCATGTTCGCTTTCCGCGTGCCAAAAGTATAATACGGCGCGGTCGTTGGTCCGCTTTCGCCTTGTGCCGGTCCATATCCGATGTTCGCAAGTTCCGTTGTGCCGTCTGAACCATAAAACCGCTGTCCGTTCGCGTCTATCACAGAATGAGCCGCACCGCTTTGCCCTAATTGCGCACCGGACGCAGTGAATGTACCGAGTTGCGTCGTTCCATCGCTGGCATAGAAACGTTGGCCGTCTGCGTCAATTACTGAATGCGCCCCGTCAATATTCCCGACAGTTGCGCCACTTGTCAGAAACTTTGCGAGCACTTTATCCACGTTGTTTACCTTGCCGATGATATACGTCCCGGCCGTTGCGTAAGTATGCCCCGCGCCGCCTACCGCTATCAGTATTTTTTTACTGCTGCTCGCAGGCGTCGCGTTATCTTCGGGAATCAGCCATAGCCCCTCGCTTGTTACGGCCAAGTGCGTGCCGATATAGTTTTGTATGCTCTCGTCAACCGTGAGCACATAGTACGTATCTATATCCGCGGCCACCGGCTCGGGAACCACAGAGTAAGTATTGCCGCCTACGTTATAGTCGCCGTTCGGGTCGGACACAAAGTACACCTGCGCCGGATCATAAGTTCCGCCGACCTGTGATGTCATTGTGCCGTGCGCCGTGATCCATTCCAGCACGCCGGCCACGTCTTGCACAGTTGCAAGGCTAACGAGAGCGCTGTCCGCGCTGCTCTGCGCATTGCTGGCTGCCGTGCTCGCCGCGCTTGCCGCGTCGGCCGCATCGTCCGCCTTGCCTTCCGCTCTGGTAGCGGCTGCACTCGCCGCACTTGCGGAAGACTCCGCGCGTGAGGCTGCTGAACTTGCCGCCTCCGCTTTACTGTCCGCCGTTGCCGCTGCTCTTGCCGCCTGCTCCGCCTTACCGTCCGCGGTCGCCGCCGCGCTACTTGCTGCACTCGCCGCCGCGCTCGCCTGGTCCGCTTTCGTGACCGCCGTCGCTGCAGCCGTTGACGCCGCGCTCGCCGCACTCTGCGCCTGCCCTGCAGCAGACACCGCCGCATTTGCCGACGCCTGCGCGTCTGACGCGTCCGTATCTCCGCCAACCGTCCCGGTCACGACCGCGTATCCGTTCGCCAGCAGCTCGACCATGACCGTATCGCCGACCTTCGCGCCGGATAGCCTCGCGCACTTCACCGTCGTATCGGATCCATTGAGCGAGACCTGATACGTCTGATCGCTATTGATTTGTTTTACCTCGCCATACACGGCGCGGTCGTGCTTTCCGTCCGCCTTGTTCAGTTCAAGGGTCTCGGATAATTCTTCAAGCGTTGGTTTCATCATCTAACCCCCTTAATACTTGTCCGCTCTTCGTAACGATAACGTCCGTATATAACTCTCGTTTGAGTTTCGTCTGCGCTTTCGTAGACGGTTCGAGGCTGACGCTCGTATCATCTATCGTTCCGGTCCAGGTCATGTTCGCATATTCTACGGTGATCGTCTGATAAGGAATTACCGGGATATACGCGTGTTCAAAAGTCACGTACTCGATATCGCAGGACTTCTTCCGGAGGATGTCTTCCGCGAGATCCATAAGACTCGTAAGTTTGCTCTTATTATCAGGAAGTTCGCCGATTTCCTCGTAATAAGTTTGCTCGCGCTGGTTCCGAGCGTCGAGCGATACCCGGGAGCCGGCCCGGTTCTTCGCCTCCGCGATGATGCAGGCCTGATCGGTGTTGTAGAACAGTTTGACGACGTTCGGCGTCTTCTGCCAGTCGTTCGCCTCGTCCAGTTCCGGATACATAATAGACTTATCGTCGTTCTTGAACGTCGCCACCGAGTCCTGACGCAAAGTCCCGCCATACGGTGCCAGCACGACCACTCCCATCGCGTCCGGATACGCCGGCGTATAGTTCGCCGCCTCGCATAGCCAGTTCACGATGTCGAGATACGTCGCGTCACTGTCGAACGTATGGTCCGCGCCGAGCGCCGTGATAGACGGCGTGTATGAGACCTGAAGGCCGCACGACCGTATAAGCTCCTGCGCTTTATAGATCGCGTTCGTGTTCCGCGTCACTGTAAACGGCGCGCCGTATATCTTATCCTGCAGGACCTTCAGAACGCTCGACCCTTCCAGGCTGCCCTTGCTCTTCACGCCTTTCACCGTGTCGTAGTGCTTCAGCCCGGCGTACTCTACGAAAAGAGTGGCGAGCACGCTTTGAACGTGCTCGCCGTTATCATCGTCAAAATCATAATAGATCCGCATCAGATCGGACGTGTTCGGAAGTTCCATACCCTCGAAGTCGAACGTGCCCGTCACCGCGAGTTCGCTCGTCGACGAGAGTTCGAGGCTCCCGGACGTTATGAACGGATACTCTTCGTGCTCCGTCCAATCTGTCCACGATACGCGCTTGTACGTGTACCGTTCGTTATGTCTATTGCCATACCAGTCCGCCATATTACACCTCGCCGTCTATACGAGTCACGTCCAGGCTGATCGACCACCGTAAGTGGCCCTGCGTATACTCGCTGGAATACGAGAACCCGAAGTCCGCCGCATAGCAATCGCCGTCTGCGGACTTCCATACGCCCTGCCCGCCTTCTCTGATCATTTCGATGAAGTTGTTCAGCTCGTCCCGATCGTCCGTTACTCCGGAAAACTGGAACGTCTCCTCGATTGCCATACTATCGTATGTGACCGGGTACTTCCGCCCGGAGTACCGGACCTGTTCCTTCTCCGGACGAGATACCGATACGCTCCCGCTCGGATCGTAGATCGCTCTCGCGAGCTTGTCTCCGTAGTAAACATACCAGTATATCGACTCGAACGTATACTCCATTGTTACGAGTGCTATCTGACCGTTCTGCGCGATCTCGAGAAGCTCGTACGTCACCGGTATGTTGACGGGCACGTATTTGTCCTCGAACTCGGAGCCATCTACCAGGTTCCCCGCGATCAGTTCGCGCTTCCCGGATATGATACGGTACAGATACGCGTTGACGATCGGACTGTCTACAACGATATCGCCTTCGGAGGGTTCCGCCTCGTCAGCGCTCAAAGTGATCGTCGCGATCCCGGTCTCTTCGTCGAACTCCGCGTCCGCGAATAACGAGTTCTGGAACACGACATACGCATAATCGATATAGATATCCACGATGTCGACCGAACTCAGGCCGGTATCTGATACCGCCGTCGCCCGGAGTTCATAGTCCGCGTTATTCTCGAACAGGAACTCCGAGAGCTGATACGAGTAGACGCCGGCCTCCGGCTCGACTTCCGAAAGGTCGATCGTCTTCTCTACTTTACCGTTCCGCAGGATGTCGAGCGTAAGGCTCTCGAGAAGGCCGCTATCGTCCGTATACGTCCACGATAACTCGATCGGTAATTGTTCTATCGTCGCGCTATTCTCGGGCGAAATAAACTCGATTACGGGCTTCGTCACGAGGTTGAACATTGAATACTCGCTCCACTCGGAGTAGTCCGCGTCCGCGCCCTTTGTCCTGACCCGCCATTTGATTTGATCGTTCGCGCTGAATACGGACGGGTCGAGCGTGAGATCGTAGTATGCTGCCGTTGTGAGCGTGACCGTCGTATGATACACGTCATTGATCAGATACTGGATCTGTGCCGCCGTCTGCGACGTACCGTCGTTCGGGTTATGGATCCAGCCGAGCCGGACGCTTCCGTTATCCAGCGATACCGGCGTACTGTAATACGGCATAACAAGCGTCGGAGCGGACGGCGGGCTTAACGTGACGATCACGTTTGAATAAGTCCACGCGGAATACCTTTCCGAAAGCGAGAGCTCGTCTCTCGCGTTCCTCGCCCTGTACTGTACGTTCTCGCCGGAGATCCCGGTCGTATCTGTATAGGCCGTCACCGGCGCCTCGGTCTCGTCGAGCGTTGCCAGCGCACTCCATGTCTCGCCTGCATCATCTGACCGCTCGATATATAACTCGGTAGCCGTTCTCGGTTTATTATCCAGCAGCAGAACTCCGTTCCCGCTCGAGTTCAGCGTCGCCGTGATCGAAAGCGGCGCGGCCGGCGTATTGTATGTCGGCTCGGTACCGCCTTCGTCGTACACGTTCGGCGAGTATCCGCGCTCCTCGTTCTTCGGACGTACTCGATACGAGTAGTAGTTGTCCGGAGAACACGTATCATCCACGAACGTCACCGAGTCCACGTTTACCCCTCCGGGACCGATGTCCGCGCACGTCGCCCAGGCTCCATCGCTCCGTTTTCGTCCGATCTGGAATCCGCTGAAGAGCTTTCGGTCGACTGATTGTCCGTCTCGCGTGAACGAGATCGTGTTCGTTGTGTTACTGTTCCGGACGTGCGATACGTTTGAGACGTCCGGCGCGTTCGTATAACGCCAGCCCCCGAGGACATATCCGCTATTTCCGTTACTATTTCGTGCTACCGCTCTGTACTGATAACGGTGGCCTCGCTCCACTTGCTGATCGATATATGTGTCTTCATAAGCGACGTTCGTGTTGAACGCAAAGGTCTTTACCGTTGACCATGAGTCACTCACAACGTCGACACGCCGTTCGATGTCGACGGTCGCCGTACGAACGCCCTTCTGCGCCGCGTGCTTCACCTGCACGTCGATACGATTATCGTTTTTATAACTAATAGTGAGGTTCGGCTTTGCGGGGGTCAGATCCGAAGTGATCGTGACCTTTGACTCGAATACACCGCCTACGACCGCTCTTATTTTTACAGTATTAAACGGTACACTAAGCCAGCCCCCGCCGCCGACTTTCCACGTTTTGAAAGTTGTGGAACCGTCGCTCTTTTTAGTAAAGACGATTGTACTTTTACGGGTTTTCTTGTTCCCGTTGTACTCCATATATACATAGATCGTCCGCTTCTTCCCTGACCTGCAATTGAAAAATACTTCAGGCTTTACCTTTATCGCGGAAGTAGTAAAGCTATACTGTACAGATAACTGCATATAGTCGCCTTGACCGAGCGATACTTGCCGACCAACTGCATTTGCCATAGTTTACCTCCTCGCTCCGAGCCCTTTTGCTCTCTTTACTACCTCGACGAAGCTCTCGATCGTCAGCACGTCTTCCAGGCTGCTCGCGTCGAGTGTTACGTCTCCGATGTTGTATGTAGGCCCGGCGCCGTTCATCTCTTCCGCGATCGCGTGAGCGAACGGACGCATCTTCGACCGGCCCGAAAGCGGAACCGCCGCCTCAGGACCGGCTTCACCGATACCGGCGATCGCCGGGTTCGTGAAGATACCGCCTCGCGCATACCAATCGATACCGAGCGACGGGATAGACCCCTTCAGGAGATCCCCGATCTCCCAGCCTTCCGGCTGGACCGAGAAGTGCGGGAGCGGGATCTTCGGGAACTTGATTTTGAACGAGAAGAACCCTTTGATCTTATCGATTATCCCTTTGATCACGCTCTTTGCCGTCTTGATCGGGTTCGTGATCGCCTTGTAGATAGACTTGAATACTCCGGCCACCGTCTTCGCGACCTGTTTGAATATGTCGAACGCCGCCTTGATACCCTTTATCACGGTTTTGATCACGTTCCACGCGAACTTGATCGGCGTCACGATCGCGAACTTGATACCGTTCCAGATCGCTATCGCTACCGTCTTTATCGCGCCCCATACTTTGATGATAAGCGGCTTCATAGCAAGTATGACGCTGCATATCATATCGACCGCCGTCCCGATTATCGTCGCCGCGACCTTGAACGCTCCGACGAGGATCGGTATCACCGTCTTCGCGATCCGAACGATCACGTTGATGATCCCAACGAGGATCGGCGTCAGCATTTTGATAACAGGCGTAAGCGACTTCGCGATCGACTGTATCAATTTACCGATCGTTCCGACTATCGTCTTGATCGCGTTCATTATGAGCGGAATAAGCGGCTGGATCGCGCCCCATATTTGATTAACGAGGTCCATTACCGCGTTCCGGAAGCCTTCCGACGTGTTCCACGCATAGACCATCGCGGCAATCACCGCCCCGATCGCCGCCACGATCCCCAGGACCGGCGCCGATATCGCACCGAGTACCGGAAGGATCGCGCCGATAGATGATACGATCATCCCGATAATAATGAGAAGCGGGCCGCCTACCGCGAGGAGCCCCGCGATACCGACCACGATCTTCGCGATCACCGGGTTGTCTTTCAGAAAGTTGATAAACGCCTCGACCTTCGGCATAAGGTTTTCGCTGACCCACTTCGCCACGTCAGCCAGGACCGGCGCGAGCGTCGCGCCTATCTGCTCGGCAAGGTCTCCGAACGCGTTTTTCATCTGCTGGATCTTGCCTTCCGGAGTCTCGGCCATCTTCTTGTTCATATGACCGACGTTATCCGTTATGACCTGCGCGAGCATCGCCGCTCGTTCTTCTTCCGTGCCGTACTTCAGGACCTTCTCCTGCGACTCGGTGAACGATACGCCGACTCTCTTCAGCGCTCCGGTCTGACCCTGCATTACCTTTCCCATAAGGTTCGCGATCTGCGTCGCGTCCTGCGTGGTACCGTTCAGGCCCTTTTGCTGGACGAGCAAGTTATCCATAGCCGGGAGCAGCTTGTTCACCGTGCCAGGATACTTCGCAAACGTCGCGAGCTGCTGCGCACCGGAGAGTGTTACTTCGTCCCCGACGACGCCTTCCTTTTGGATCGCGCTCGCGATCTCCATCGTCGCCTTCGCAGCTTTCTTGCCGACGCCCATACGCGTCTTATATATTTCAGTCAGTTTCGTTTCGGCCGCGTTCTGGATCTGATAAGCGTCCATCGCTTTATTGATCCCCATAATGATCGGGACCGATACCGCCGTTGCGATCGCGCCGGCTTTCATAAGTCCGCCGCCGATAGACTGTAACTTCGAGCCCATCGCCGCGCCGACTTTCTTTCCGGCCATGTTCCCCGCTTGCGTCGCGCCTGGGCCGATCGCCGCGCTTATCTTATTGCTGATCCCGGTCGCCGCCGGTACGATCTGTACATATGCGGTTCCAATATCTGCCATACAATTTACCCCTTAATTTTCCGTAAAATCTGTCTCCGCGCCCTTTCAAAATCGGCACCGGTCGCATAACCGGCACACTCTTTCGGCTTGATACCCGCGAGAAGATCCGCGTACGAGTCCGGCCTGTTCCTTCCGGTCTCCGCGTCCTTCGTCCACGACCATATGATAAGATTAAGGTCGTCCAGTATCCTCGCGAGCAAGATGCTATCGAACGGCGCCTTGACTCCGAGTGCCTTCATCCCGATACGAGAGTTAGGCCCGAGCCCAGTAACGAGTACGGCGAGCGTCTGAGGCGGGACCTCTCGCCAATCATATACGTGATACGTCTCTGCCATATCACATATGAACGCGCCTCTGTCCTGCGCGATCACGCTACTGAGCGCTAAGAGTTTTTTGAGTCTTCAGAACCCTCGAATATCTCCGTAAGACACTCCGTAATCTTTTCTGGACTGACTCGCCCCGTTTCCTTATCACGAACATAGTCGTATAAGGCCTGTTTCTGCTCTTCTCCGAGTAGTTTCGTTATCACCTCGGAGATCCGGAGCGGAGCCTTGCCCTGTGACTCGTAAAGCGCGTCCAGGAACTCCATATCGTTCAGTACGTCCTCGTCGAACTGATACTTGAACCCGTTTTTTAACTTTCCCGATCTCATAGCATTTCCTCCTCTTTTCGCATTGATTGATATATCAAGTGCTCTTCATAAAATCGCTTAAAACGGCAATATAAGCGCCGTTCTTTCGGCGATATAGCAAAACAAGGCGGGAGCGTGCGCCCCCGCCTTATGCTGCGTAAGATTAAGACTCCGACTCGTCCGACTCGATGATATACTCGTCGTGAGTGGAACCTTCGACCGGCATAGCCGTAAGCGTCATTTCGTATCCGGCTGCTTCATCGTCTTTGTAAACGATGTCGCCGAGTTCCGAAAGTTTAGCATCCGGAATGCAGATCCTCTTGAGGACGCCGTTCCGCATAACCATGTCGACCACGTATGCGGACTCTTCGACCTCTTCGCTCGATGCGGTGACGTGGATACCCGTCGCGAGTGTTCCCTCGACGTTATCGTCACCGTAGACCGCCTTCAGGACGTCCACGTTCAGGACTTCGATAAGCTTGAACTGGAAGGTGTCCGGTTTTTCGGTCTGCATACTGAGGACCGTATCGCCGCCCCAGGCTTTCACCGTGTCCGACTCTGGACTGTTCGTGTTCGTGAGTCCGTCGTCCGACACATATCCGAGCGCGGCAAAATCAGATCCGAGATCCGTCGTCGCGTCTGTCGGGAGCGATGTTCCGAGCGGGGCCCTGTAAATGGCACCGCCGATCCGAGGCTTGCCGTTAGATACGTTAGATACTGTCTGTGACATATTTTGCCCCTTTCTAATAGTGCGTTACTACGAAGATCGCCTGATAACGATATTGTTTATCGGCGACGTTCGTAAAGTTATAATCTGAATTAAGTTTGACCGAGGATACTTCGTCCGAGTAGTACGGGAGATCGTACATGAGCTCCTTCACCGCCTCGTTCATTTCTGCAGCCTCGACCAGACTCGGTGCGTATGACTGCACCGCGATAGTCGACGTTTCGATTTGGTTCGATCTCCGGGAGCCGGTCTTTTCGATCAGATAGAAAGAGGCCGGTTTTTGCTCCGGCCTCTCCGTATATACTCCCGCTTGCGCGTTTTCTTTCAGGTAGTCGTATACTACTTTCTCAATCATTAGTTCACTCCTTCGTACGAGGCAGACCGCCGAGCGCTTTCTCAAGCGTGTTGTTCTCCAGGTTGTCCCGAGCGCTTTCCGCGTCCGTAGGATAAACCTTGCCGAGTGAGTCGTACGATGCGACGTCTACCTTCGCCTCATACCCCTTCCCCGCTCTCGCGAGGATACTCGAGGTGATCGTGTTCAGGTGGCGCTGCATCTCGGACGACTTCATAAGCTCGTTTAAGCCCTTGATGTTCAGCTCGAACTTGACTCTATTCAAAGCGTTCTACCGTGACCTTCTTATTCCAGTCGAGCGGGATATCGCACTCGATACCGACGAGCGGTATCCCGAACGTCCGGAAGTCTTCTCCGAAGAAACTGACGCGCTTCTCTTTCCAGTCGTGCTCGTCTCCCTTCGGGATCGCCATCGTATAGACCGCTTTCTTCCCGTACAGGTTGATCGCGTCCTGGATCTCCTGCGATCCCGCCGGTGATACTAACACGTTAGGAACTTCGACCGCCGTTTCCTCGTAGATAGGCGCTCCGAAAGCGTCCTCTCCGGTCTTTTGCTTCTCGTATAAAGTTACTGTTATACCTTTGATTAAGGCCATAATGCTACGCTCCCGATTATCTGACGTTTGAACCCGAGCCGCTTCTTGTCGTTCTCCATAAGCGCTCCGCCGATCCCGCCGCCCGGTATCGCATACGTACCGGATACGGAATACCCGAGAGCGCTCTGTGAGGTCTGACTCATAGGCTCGCCGTCATTTGACTCGCGCATCGCTCGAACTACTACGTCTACCGTCACCATCTTCGCCACGCTCGCGTACGACTCGCTATCGGCGACCAGAGCGTCGACGTCTTTCCCGTAAGCCTTGCCCTCTTCCCTGATAAGGTCGCTGACAAGCGGCAAAAGCGCCTCTATGCGCTCCTGTTCTGCCGCCGTATAGTCCGCCCCCGAGATCGTGAGCACGTCTTCAAGTGTGGCATAGTCCATGTCTCTATGACTCCTCCGTTACTGTCAGCAGGTTGAAGCAATCGGTGTCCGCTCTGAAGCCGACCTCGATCTCCGCTCTTACTGCGAACATGTTCTGCTGGAACAGGTTGATCTGAACCGGGTTCTCCTGCGTTCCGGCCGTGAGTGTCGCCTGATCGGAAATATCGATCTTGACGCCTTCGACGGTTCCGTACATAGCCTGAGTCCAGTCACCAGCGACGCCGTCGCATACGGAAGCAACGTGAGCCGCTTTTTCTGTGAGAGTCTTCGCTCCGAGGATCGTCGGGACTTCGCCGTCGCCAGCCGCGTTGAAGATAGGTCTCTTCGTTGTATCGGTCGCGCCGAGTACCGCAGCTTTAGCCGCCGGGCTGAGGATGATACCGTCAAGGTTTCCGCCAGCAGCTCCGATATCGCTCATAGCCGCAACAAAGCCTTTGTACGCATCCGTTCCGATCTCCTGCGCCTGACAAGAAGTCAGCACGTCGAAGTTGGACCCCGGAGCCGACCCGCCGATAACTGTCGCGTCGAACTTCGCCGCGAGAGCGTTCGGGAGTCTCTGCACCAGTGCGTTGTACAGAACTTCCGCGTCTCTTCTGAACTCGTTCGAGAAGGGAACGATCACCGCCAGCTTATACGGCGTCATGATCTTCTTGGAAAGCCCCGGGTTCGCTACCGGCTTGTTACCTGTTTCGCTGACCCATTCAGCCGCCGGGTCAGACGTGATTACTGGGATCTCTGCACCGTTTCCGGGAAGAGAAATCTCCTGAGCGAGCTGCATGATCGCAGACGCTTCCTGTGTCTTCTGAAGAACTGCACTCGAAATCTCCGCCGGGAGTTCGATGTTCGTTCTGTTCGTAGGTGTTCCGCTTGCCATTGTAATAGCCTCCAATTCTAAAGATTTTCGTTAAACCATTCTTTGAACGCTTCCTTTTCGGAGTGTTCTTTCGTGATCGTGGGCTCGTTGCTTCCGATCGGCGCTGCCTGCGCAGCCTGACGCGCCATCTTAAAGTCCTTCGCGAGTGCCTCCGCGTCTTTCTGCCATTCTTCCGCGTTCTCGCCCTGCAGCCTGTCCGCGTATTTCATGTCGAGCCCGGCGCTAATTGCGATCCTCGTTTTCTCCAGGTCGGTCCTGTACTTCTCGCCCTTAGCGATCTCGTCGTCTTTCGCCTTCAGCGTCTCCTGAGTAGTCGAGGCGGCATCCTCCAGCGTCTTGATCTTGCTCTCGTATTCAGCCTTGAGCGCTTCGACGTCCTTCGGTGCCATATAGCCCTTGAACTTCTCGTTAAACTTTTTTTCAGCGTCTTCCGCCGCCGTTCTCTTCGCGCGGTCGAGGCGATCTTTGACCATCTCCTCGAACTGTTCCTGCGTTTCGATCGTCTTAAAATCTGACATAAAATTGTCCTCCCAATTCAATCCGGTGGTATCCGTAAAATATGTACTAAAAAAGCGACCGCTTTATTGCGCTCGCCCTTAGTAACTCACTCTTTGCTTTCGTACTTCCTTCGCTTCAACACATAGCCAGGACGCGAGGATAACACTATCCAATAGAGTTATGCTCGCGCCTTCGAGCTGCGACCTGTAACCGTACCCGCCGTTGGATCCAATCGCCCGCCGTTCGCAGTTCCCTACGATCTGACGGAGCGACGGTTGGTCCATGTGCACGATCGACGCATCCGCGATCTTCTGTTCCAGAAGCGCGTTCGCTTTGATGATCTCCGGGACTCTCGGCATCTTCGGCGCTTTCAGCCCCGCTTGCTTCATAGCATCTGCGAGGATACCGCTTCCGCTCGCACCGTCTACCGCGACCGTCCGGGGCTTCGCCTTCCGGATGAAGTCCAGTATCCACGCCGGCCCGTCCTTCGTGTCCCTGCAATCGATAGCCTCGACGAAGACCTTTCCGTCTTTCGTCTTGACCGCGATCGAGAGCGCCACGTCTTCCGCGTCGTGTGAATACTTGACCCCGACGTACATCGGACCGGAGAGCTCCGGCAGTTCCTTTACCTCGAGATTATCCCACTCATTCACGCCTATCGCTGAGCGCTGATTGTAAGTGAGCCATAACCCGAGCCGCTGGATGTTGAAATCGGTATCGTCTTCGCCGATCTCCGCCCTTACGGTCCGCTCTGTCAGTATCGAGCCGAGAGACGGGTTCGTCTCGTACCACGCGTCGACGTCGTTCACGTCCGTGAACTCGCTGACGGACCACTCGGCCCACCCGCTTTCGTAACCGTCTCCCCGGAGTACCTTCTTCCTGTACTTCGTGAAGACCGTCCCGGCGCTTATCGCCGTCGGCGGCGTGCCGATCATGATCGTCTGCGGGTTCAATGCATCCGAGACAGTGTACTTGAGCGCCGTCTCCTGATCCGGCGTGTACTCCTGCGCCTCGTCTATGATAAGAAGGTCGTACCCTTCTCCGAGACCGCCGGTACTCGTACGCGTCCTGAACTCGATAATCCCGCCGTCCTTCGCGTACAGATGCTCTTTCCCGAACGCACGGAAGCTCGACTCGATCTTGACCCCCGCCTTCTCGCATAGCCTGGATAGCCTGCCCCACAATGAGTGGGACGTGCTCGTTCTATGCGCGGTGTATAGAACTTTCTCGCCTTCGCTTAGCGCCCTCAGGCACCGTACCAGGACGAACTCGCTCTTTCCGTTCCGGCGCGGGACCGAGACCCCGAACTTCTGATGCGTCCAGAGCCCCTCCTCGTCCGTAGCCATAACGTCATACAATAACGCCTCCTGCCACGGGAGGATCGTACGCTCCGTCGCGTTGTACAGTTTGATCGCACTCTCTGCTTCTGTGTTTTGGTAAGGAAGCACTACGGATACCGTCGGAGACTTGCGTCCCGTTCGGGTATCCATATTTACTCCTTTCTATATAAACCGTCGCCGGCTTATATCAAAATGGCACGTCTCCGAAGTCGTCGCCGAGATCGTCAGCCGTTACGACTTCGATCGTGCATCCGCACCCTTTGTGGCGCTCGAAGACGCCATTCTCCTCCGCGTCTTTATAAGACCACGTTCCGGCGCGTTCCAGGCACCACTCGCAATCCCCGCCTTTCAGACCTACGCCGTCGTACGTCCTGACGACGTACTGTTCAAAACCGAGGCCGGTGCGCGCCTTCATGTTCTCTTCCTGGAGCGAATCGACGAAACTCTCGGACGCGCTCACAACGTCCAATGCGTTTCGGAGTTCCTCCGGGTTGCTCGCGTTGACCGCGAGGCCGATGATCTCCCGGATCTGTTCGGCTGGATCCGGACCGAGCTTGACCGCGATCGCAATCCCCTTCGCCGCATCCGCGCCCTGCATCTGCGCCGCCCCGAGTGAGTTGACTACTTTATGGACGTTACGCATAAGCGGGTCGATCGTCTTCTCCCCGATGTTCCAGTAGAACGCCCCGTCCGGAAGCGCGTCCGCCGTGAGGACCTTCTGCAAGGCCTCGCTCGCGTGCTTCCCGATGCGTTTCGCTGCTTTGAATACGTCCGCCTGCTTGCCTTTGCCGTTCGCGATACGATTAAGAAGACGGACGAGCTCTTTGTCAGAACTCGTACCGCCTTTGAATATCTGCTCTATTTCCCGGTAAAGGTCCGGCGCTATGTCTACGCTATTCGCCATTGTCTTCCTCGTTTACGTTTACGCCGAGTGTCCGCTCGATATCGGTTGCGCTCATGACTTCACTCTCCGGCTCCGCTCCTGCGATCCCGGTAAGCACCCGCAGCGTCTCCCGGTCGATGTAGCCAGGCACCGCGTTGTTGATCTTCGCGATCGCGTCACCAATCACCGAAAGCGTCGAGTTGTCCGGCTCGAAGATCGGCTCCCATAACGTCCGGACTTCAGCGAGTTCGTACCGCTTGTACGGACGCTTGTCTCTGACGCACGCCGCAAGGTAGCCGGCGTTCAATATGCCGGTGCTGATATCTCGCTGCGCTTTCCGCGCTGCAAGCCGCAGCGTCTCGTGACTCGACTTGATCGCTTCCGCTGAGCTCGGGTTCTGACTCGGGAACCCGAGGTCGTCCAGCGTGAGGCCGGTCTCTCCGGCAAAGAGCCCCGCGAGCATCCTGATCATGTCCGTATGCGGAGTCATGCTTTGCGTCTGGAACTGCCCGACCGTCGGCTTGTCTCCGTCTTCGTCCTTGTCGATCCGGAGCATCGCAGACATCGACGCCTGCCATTTATCCATTTCTTCCGCGTCAGGAGACATCCCGATCACGTACTTCTGCGGATAACTGAAGAACTCCGCCGCGATCTCCGAGCGCTTCATCGTACGGATCGCACTATTCACGATCGACATACAAGCACGCGAGATCCGCGAGTGCCCGAACGGCCTCACCGCGTCCGGCCTGTTTATCACCGGAACGAGAAGCGGATAGTCCGCGCCGTTCTCTACGACGTTCACGAGACGTCCGCCCTGGTATATCATCGTGCTCCCTTTGATGAAGTACGCCTCCATAAGCGGCATATCGTTGTCGTCATACTCGAGGACCGCGTAGCCCTCTTTCAGCAGGTTCGTCGTCGGGTCGATGATCCCGGTCGCGTGCCGGCCGTCTATGACCCGCATCTTCGGAAGCTCGTCGCCGTTCGGCATTATGTAAATGAAACTGCACGCGCTGATCAGCGACGCGAGGATCGCGCTATCGACCAGCACGTCCTTGTTGTTCTGATCGTATATCTCGTTCAGATCGTATATGTCGTCTCCGAACTCCCGGAAGACTAACCGGTCCGCGAGACTGTCGACCGCCTTCGCGCACCACCCGAGCGTTCCCATGAACCACCGGAGCTCCGGAGGCGTGCTGATCTGGAAGTCGTTCACCATCTGCTTCATTTCGTAGAACTTGTACCGCGTATTGACCCTCAGCTTCTTCATGTTCAGCTTGTTCTTCAGATACGCCATACCTTTGTAATCATTCATTTTCATACTCCTTTGAGTACCGTGTGTTTTTTCGTCCA